ATCAGGCGCCCGTGATCGTGCGCGACGACGATGATCCGCACCTGCGTTGCCACAACGGCGCGATCGTGCGCCTGCGCAGCGCGAAGCAAGCCGACCGTTTCCGCGGCCCGCAAGCCGAGCTCGGCTGGTGCGACGAGGTCGATTCGTGGAAGCCCGACGCGATCACGCCGGCCGAGGCGTGGGCGCTCTTCGAGCTCGGGATCCGACTCGGCGAGCGGCCGCGCATCGTCGCGACGTCGACGCCGAAGCCGTTCGGCCTGGTCGGCGAGCTAGCCGCGCGACCCGACTGTGTCGTGACCCGCGGCGCGACGTTCGCGAATCGGCGCAACCTCGCGGCGCGCTTCCTCGCGATGCTCGAGCTCCGATACCCGCCCGGTCATCGCCTTCGCCGGCAGGAGATCGAGGGCGAGATCCTCGAGGACGTCGACGGCGCGCTCTTCCCGCTCGGGGTGCTCGAGCTCGCGCGGCGCGTCGGCGCCGAGCTCCCCGACGCGCTCGCGCGCATCGTCGTCGCGGTCGACCCACCCGGCGGCGCGACCGAGGCGGGAATCGTTGCAGCGGGCCGCACGGGCGGCGTCGCGCCGCGCGCGTTTGTGCTGCGCGACGGGAGCGAGCGGCTCGGGCCCGAGGCGTGGGCCGACCGCGCGATCGCGCTCTACTACGAGCTCAGCGCCGACTGCATCGTCGCCGAGACGAACTACGGCGGCGACATGGTGCGCGCGACGATCCGTGCGCGCGATCCGCGCGTCCCCGTGCGAGTCATTACGGCGACGCGCGCGAAGCACGTCCGCGCGGAGCCCGTGAGCGCGCTTTACCACAGCGGGAGCGTCGGTCACGCGGGCCACTTCTCCGAGCTTGAGCGCGAGCTCGGCGGCTTCACGCCCGTCGGCTACGAGGGCGACGGCTCGCCGAACCGCGCTGACGCCGCGGTGTGGGCGCTCTCGGATCTCATGCTCGGCGGGCTCGGGATCGACGCGCTCGACGAGCTGCTCCCCGAGATCGACGACGCCGGCGAGGTGAAGCCGAGCAAGGTCGCGCGCGAGCTCGCGGCCGAGCTCCGGCGCCGCGCCGAGGCGGAGGGCGACGAGTGAGCGCGCTCGATTGGCTCCCGTGGCGACGCCAGAAAGCGCAGGCACGCGACTTCGAGCGCTTCGCGCGCGCGTTCGCGCCGCCCTCGTACTTTGCCGGGACGTACCGCGTCGGGCTCACCGGCACGGCCGGGCTCCCGCAGATCGAGCGGCTCGCGCGCGAATTCACCGGCTGGCAGGCGATCGCCTCGGTCGCGATCGGTCGCCGACTCTCGACGCTTTCGCTCGAGGTCATCGAGCGCTCACGCGATCGCAAGGGGACCGTCGTCGAAGAGGTGCTCGACGATCACCCGCTCGCGGCGGTGTGGGACGCGAACCCAGTGTTCTCGCTCGAGCAGCTCCTCGCGATCGTCGGCTATTGGCTGACGCACCGAGGTGAGGCGTACCTGCTGAAGGTCACGGACTCGCTCGGCCTGACGCGCGAGCTCTGGCCCCTAACACCTGAGCGCATGACCGCGATCACCGATCGCGACCTCGGCATCGGCGCCTACAAGTTCACGACCGAAGCGGGGGAGATCGACTACGACCCCGACGAGCTCGTGCGGATCTGGTGGCCGGATCCCGCGCAGCCCTTCGCCGCGCTCGGGAACCTCGCGCCGCAGGCGATCGCGTACGACGCGGGGAAGTTCGTCGACGAGACGGTGCGCTCGCACTACGAAAAAGACGCCGTCCCAAAGGTCGCGATGATGCTCAAGGGGACGCCGGCGGCGCCCGCGACGATGCCGCAGGCGGGCACGCTCGCGCGGTGGCTCGCCGACTGGCGAATGCGTCACACGCGGCGCGGCGGCACAGAGGCGGGCCTTCCGGCCGTGCTCCCGCCGGGCTGGGAGCCGTACGAGTTCAAGTCGTTCGGCGGCGTCTCGGAGAACGCCGAGCTGATGGACCGCTGGCGCGATCGCCTGCTGATGGCGAACGGCGTCCCGCGCAGCGTGTTAGGCGACGTCGTCGACGCGAACCGCGCGGCCGCCGATACCAACGCGTACGTCTTCGATCTGCACGCGATCTCGCCCCACGCAGGCCTCGTCGCGAAGGCGCTGACGCGCCAGCTCGCCGTGCTCGAGTACGGAGACGCGATCGCGGTGCGCTTCGCCGAGTTCATCGCACGCGACAAGGATTTCGATCTGCGGCGCGAGGGGCAGGATCTCGACAAGAAGCTGCGCACCGTGAATCAGGTGCGTGAGGATCGCGGGCTCGATCCCGTTGCGTGGGGCGAGCTCCCGATCGGCTCGTTCGGCGATACGCCCTACACAGGCGAAGAGCCCGAGCCGCTCGAGCCCGACGATCCCGAGGCCTTCGGCGAGGTGGATCCCGCCGAGGACGGCGCCGACGACGAAGGGCCGCGCAATGGGGGGCGCGCCCTCGCCGCCGGCGTTCGGCGCGCGTGGGCGCCGGCGGAAGTGTGGGCTCGGCAGGTCATCACCGAGCGCACCTTCGCGCCGGCGTTCGCACGCGCGATGCGCGCCGTCTTTGCGCAGCAGCGCGATGCGGTGCTCGCCGAGCTCGACGAGCTGCGCGCGCGCGCCGAGGCCCGAGCGTCGCTCGACGATCTCCTCGATCCGGAGACGTGGACCGGTCCCTTTCGGCGCGTCGTCGAGCCGGTGCGCCGGCGCGTCTTCCGCGAGACGGGCGACGTCGTGCTGCGCGAGCTCGGCGTGCGCGACAAGTTCCAATTCCTCGGGCAGACCGAGCACGTGCTCGAGCGCCAGGGCGCCGAGCTCGTGCGCCACGTCAACGAGACGACGCGCCGGCGCCTGCGCGCCGCGCTGCTCGAGGGCGTCGACGCCGGCGAAGGGCAGGACGCGATCGCGCGTCGGGTGCGCGGCGTCTTCGCCGCCCGCCGAGATCACGCGCGCTCGATCGCGCGAACCGAAGTTCTCAGGGCCGCGCAGTCCGCGCACCTCGAGGGCTTCTCGCAAAGCGGCGTCGTCGAGCGCAAGCAGTGGAACACGTCGCAGGACGACGCCGTTCGCGACTCGCACGCCGAGACGGACGGCCAGGTCCGCGACCTCGAGGCGGCGTTCATGCTCGGCGACGGCGAAGCGGCGGACGCGCCAGGGATCGGCGTCGCCGGCGCCCCGCTCTCGGCGCGCAACGCGATCAACTGCCGGTGCTTCGTGACGCCGGTGTTCTCCGGAGAAGAGGAGGAGTGATTATGCGATTCCGAAACTTCGCACTAGCGCTTGGGCTCGCGCTCTCGCTCGCGTCGCCGGCGTCGGCCGAGTTCACGCTCGTCGGCACGTTCTCCGCGGTCACAACGAGTCAGGACATCCCGATTCGGATGCCGCTTTGGGCGCGCGGCGTGCTCGTGACGGTGCGCCGGACGTCTGCGAGCACGGGAACGATCTACCCGGCGATCGTCGCCGACGACGGCGCTGGCGGCGGCGTGTTCCAGATCTCGGCGTCGCTGACCACGATCGACTTTGCGACGACGCCTGACGGCCGCTGGATCATCCACCAGGAGCCGGGCTCGCACTCGGGCAACATCGTCGGCCACACGCAAACGCGCTTCCCGAACGACTGCATCCTGCGTTTAATCCTCGCGGGCAGCTCGGGCGCGAATTTCACCGTGCGCGTCGACTGGATCCGCTGATGCCGCGCCGCTACTCACGCACGACGTCGGCACTCGAGCGCCGCGCTCGCTCGAGCGATCGCTTCCGCTTCGAGATGACGCTCGCGACCGAAGGCGAGGCGAGCGACGGGCACATTCTCTCGATTCGGGGCGGCGAGATCCCCGCGCGATTCCCGCTGCTCGCCGTGCACGACTCCTGGTCGCTCGCGAGCTCGCTCGGGAGCGTCGTCGACGGCGAGAAGGATCTCCGCTTGGAGCCGCCCGCGCTGCGCGCATCCGGCGAGATCAATCTCGACGGCGAAGGCGACGCAGCCGATGCGCGCCGCGACGTCGCGAACCTGATCGACGCCGGCGATCTCTCGGCCGTCTCGATCCGCTGGGAGGCGATCGAAAGCGTTCGCCGGATCAACCTTCCCAGCGATCATCCCGCATTCGTCGACCCTGATAAGGAAGCGAGCTCGGCGAAGCGATACGGGCTCTTCTTCAAGCGCTGGCGCGCGCTCGAGGGAAGCGTCGTTCCGATCGGCGCCGACGCGGCCGCGAAGATCGCCGCGCGCGCGGCCGAGCTCGAGCAGGGCGGCCGGTCGGCCGCGGCCTCGTTCATGCGCGCGCTTGCGGCGGCGCCGCCCGAGCCGCGCCTCGAGGCGGTCGAGCTCGTCGCCGAGGGGATTCGGCTCGCGCGCGCGAGCGGCGTCTGCGAGCGCGAGCTCCTCACGGCAATCGCTGGCGACGTCGGGCTGCGCGAGATCGGCGAGGCATTCGCGACGGAGAGCGCTGCACGAGAGCTCGCGGAGCTCCGGCGCGCGGTCCGACAGGTATCACCCGCACCGGCGATCGAGAGCCGCCGGCGCGCGGAGGCGTTCACGGTTGACGACCTGAGCGCCGCGCTCTCGAAACACGACACGCGCCTCGAGCGCGCCGTCGAGCGAATGCTCGCAAAGGCGCTCGGGCACAGGAGCAAGCGATGAACCGGAAGCAACTCAAGGCGAAGATCGCGCGGCTGCGCACGGAGCTCGAGAGCGCCGATCCGGCCGAGAAGGAAGAGATCACCGAAGAGATCGAGCAGCTCGAGGAGAAGCTGCGCACTCTCGACGGCGACGAAGACGACGAGCGCGAGGACGACGAAGAGGGCGACACCGAGCGCGAGAACGACGAGGACGACGAGCGCAGCGATCTCGAGGAGACGATCGGCGAGGCGCTCGAGAGGCGCCTGCGCGAGCGCGAGGAGCGCGTGCTAGCGCGCGTGGCCGACATGATCGGCAAGGCCAAGAAGCCGCGCCGGCGCGGCCGGCTCCCTGTCGACGCCGACGGCGAGGAGATCCGCGGCGGCCGCGGCGAGTCGCGCCTCTTCGACGCGCGCGAGATCCGCGTGATCGGCAACGCTCGCTATGCCGAGCTCCCGAAGCGCGATCGCGCGGTGCGCAACGCGCGCAGCGACGAGGCGATGGCGGCTTGGATCCGCGCCGTCGCCGCGAACGATCGGTCGGCGATCCGCGAGATCGGGCGCCAGCTCGACGGCGAATTCCTCGAGGCGTCGCGCACCGGGCAGCGCGAGATCCGCGCGCACCTCGCCCAGTACGAGCGCGCGACCGTGCTGTACGGCACGCCGGACGTGACGAGCGGCCTCGGCGCCGGCTCGGGCGGCCCGCTCGTCCCGCTCCCGCTGGCGTCGCTCATCATCAACGCCCGCAACCGCCAGGCCGTCGGCCGCTCGATCTTCCAGCGGTTCGAGTCGAACGCGGCAACGCTGCGCGTTCCGACGGGCGGCGTCGCAACGGCTGCGATGGTCGCCGAGAACGCGCAGGCGGCGCAGGGCGAGCCGTCGACGGGCTCGGGCCTGCTCTCGAAGAAGAAGGCGCAGAGCCGGATGGTCGCGTCCGACGAGATGCTCGAGGACTCCTCGTTCAACCTCGTCTCGTGGTTCTCCGAGCGAGCGGGCTCGGCGCTCGGTGAGCTCGAGGACACGCAGTTCGCGACGTCGAACGGCACGGCGCCCAACATCACGCAGGCGGTCATCACCGGCGTGACCGACGTCGTGGAGGCGGTCTCGGGCACGCTCACCTACGCCGAAGTGGTGAAGGTGATCTTCCAGGTGCCGAAGGCGTACCGGCGCGATGCGGTGTGGAGCGCGGACGACACCACGCTCGAGCTCCTCACGCGCCTCGTCGACGGCAACGGCCGCCCGATGTTCATGCCGCCCGTCGCGCCGCCGGTTCCCGTGGAGGACACGATGCCGGAGGCCGTCGGCTCGATCATGGGCAAGCGCGTATACGGGCTCCCGTACACGTCGGGGACGCTCGTCTTCGGCGCGCACCGGCTCTCCTACGGGTTCCTCGACGGCGGCGGGATCCGCGTGAAGACGAGCGAGCACGCGTCGTGGGCGAACGACGCTGTCGAATTCAAGTTCACGGAACGGTTCGACGGCCGGGTTCTGCTCGCGGCCGCGCTCCGCAAGATGACGGGGCTCACGACCGTCGCCTAACAGGTCGCGGGCTCGCGCGGCGACGTGCTGCGCGGGCCCGCGCCCTCTCTCTCCGAGGTTCTCATGGCCGAACAGGAAAAGACGCCGGCACAGGTGTGGGCCGACGCCGAGCCGCTCGTCTCGCTCGAGCACGGGCTGCGGCGGATCCGCATCGTCTCCGGTCAGACGCACTTCCTCCCCCAGGAGCGCATCGCGCGTGTCGCCGAGATGGTGCAGCGCCTCGAGGCGCTGATCCCCGCGCACGAGAAGGCGCAGGCTGCGAGCGCGAAGCTCGCGCGCAAGGCAAAGCGCCGCGCCCAGCTCGCCGAGGCCCAGGCGCTCGAAGCGCTCGAGCGCGGCGGCGAGGCGCCCGAGCTCGAGGACGGCGCCGAAGCGCCTCCGCCGGCACCGCCGGAGGAGGAGACGCCGCGCGTCGAGACGAAGCCGCCGAACGAGGACGAGCTCGCCGCGCTGCGCGCACTCGAGCGCGGCGGCGAGCCGGAGCACGCGGAGGACTGATGGCCGAGCGGATCCCGCTTCCGGCACTCTCGGGCGATCTCTCGCCGCTCGTCGCGGTCGATCACACGATCGCGACGATCCTTGCCGCGACGACGCTCGTCTCGGCGAGCGTGAACGTGCAGACCGCACCGCCCTCGGGCGCGGCGACGCTCGAGATCCGACGCAGCGGGAACGTGCTCGCGACCGTCACGATCGCCCAGGGGCAACGCGCAGGATCGTGGACCGGATCGGTCGCGGTGAATCCGGGCGACGTGCTCGAGCTGCGCGTGACCGGCGCCGGCGGTGGCGCGAGCGATCTCTCCGGGCGCCTCGCGTTCGGCGCCGACGTGATGCTGACCAGCGTCGATCGCGTGAGGGAGTACGCAGGGCTGCAGGGCAGCTCGAGCGATGCACTGCTGCTCGAGATCTGCGCGGGTGTTACGGCCGCGATCGAAGCGGCGTGCGGGCGCGCGCTGCTCGTGCGCTCGTACACCGAGACGCACCGGCCGAACGGAGGCTTCGACACGATCACGCTCGGCGCCTTCCCGGTGCTCGCGTCGCCGGCACCGACCGTCACCGAGGACGGCGCCCCGCTCGCCGCGGGAACGGACTTCGAGATCGACGCCGCGAGCGGGATCCTGCGCCGGCTCGCTTCAGGTGAGCCGGCAAGCTGGTCGAAGGGCTCCGTCGTCGTCGTCGCCTACTCGGCGGGCTACTCGACTGTGCCGACCGATCTGCGCCTCGCCGCGACGAAGCAAGCGCGCCACGAGTACCGGCAGACGCAGCCGGGCGGCGATCGCTTAGGGAATCGCTCGCTCGCGCTCGAAACCGGCGGGCAAACGACGTACGAGCTCGACGGGCTCCTGCCGTCGGTCCGCGCCGCGATCTCCCCTTATGCGGAGGTGGCGCGCCTTGGCAGTTAGCGTCCGCGTCGACTTCATCGGCGGCGATCGGCTGCGCCGCGCGCTCGAGCGGATTCGCCCGAGCTCGCAGCGCACGATCCTTTCCCAGGCGCTGACCGAGTCGGCGATGCTGGTCGCGCGGATCGCTGCGACCGACAAGATCATCCGCGGCGGCCGCTTCCGCGGCGCTCCAGGCCCGCGCGGCGGCCGCGGCGCGCTGACGAGCGCGCCGGCGCATCCGTCGCGTCTCACGTCGCGCAGCGGGCGGCTGCGAGGCTCGCTCGCCGGCCGCGGCTACCGCGCGGGCATCGACGACTCGCGGCTCCCGCGCGAGATCGTGGTCGGGACCGACGTCGACTATGGCGCGGTCCACGAGACGGGCGGCTCGTTCACGATGGTAGTTCCGCGCCACGTGCGCACGAGCGCGTTCGGCCGAGAGACGCGGCCGTTCGTCGTGCGCGAGCACACGCGCAGCGTGACCTATCCGCCGCGACCGTTCATCGGGCCCGCGCTCGCCGACGCCTCGCGCCAGTTCGAGGACATCTTCGTTCGCGCGTGGGATCGCGCGGCCGGGGAGGGGCTCTCTTGAGCGAGATCCTCGAGCTCGAGGCGCGCCTTCTCGCAATCGCGCAGGGCGCGGTCGGCGGCCTCTCGGTCACCGATGAGGTGAAGCCCATTGCGGACTACCCGTCGACGTCCCTCCCGCTCGCCTACGCCGACGGCTTCGCAAAGCGCGCGGTTCCTGCGGCGCTCGGCGCCGAGGATCGCGTGCTCGAGGGTCTCGTCGTCCTCGTGACCGACGTCTCGCTCGAGAAGGCACGCGAGCTCGGCGAGAAGATCGAGGCCGCGATCGTCGCGGACCGAACCCTCGCGGGCCTCGTCTCGACGACGAACGTCGAGATCGAGTCGGGCTCGGCGGGCGGCGCATCGGGTCAGCCGGTGCGCCACTTCGCAGCGCTCGCGGTGCGCGCGGTGAAGCGCGACGGCTCGAGCGCCGCCGCCGGCGGCCCGCTCGTTCGCTGGGAGCTCCGCGCGCGCGCGCGCCTGCGCGGCGCCCTAACAGGCGGCACGACCGCGGCCGCCTACCGGACGAAGATCGCGGCCGACGTCGCGGCCGCGCTCTCGGGCGTGCGCATGGCGAGCGACCTCGAGAAAGATCCGATCGAGGCCGTGCCCGCGAGCTCGACGCGCTTTCAGCTCTCGATGCTCGCCGGCGAGGTCCTGCTCTCGTCGAACACGAACGGCGTGCACATGTTCATCGCGCTGCGCGTCTATCACCGCGGCGCCGCCGGCGAGACCGAGCGCGCGTACACCGAGGGCGCCATGGCCGTCGCAACCGCGGCGCTTCTCGCGCGCGATTTCTGGAAGGCAGGCTTCACCGACGTCGACGTCGACGCCGAGGAGCTCCCCGAGATCTCGTTTCCGGGCGACGTCGCCCGCGTCTGAGGAGAGTCCCTAATGGCTGAGATCACCCGACAGATCGGCGTCGCGTTCGGCTCGCAAGCGACGCTCGGCACGATGGATCCGACGATCGCCGCGCTCTCGGGCGCGCTCACCGAGACGAACGGGATCGTGCTCGGCGATCCCTCGTTCGGCGAGGGCGAGTCGGGCGTCGCGTGGGGCCTCGAGCGCGACTTCTCTGACAAGGCCGACGTCGCGGGCTCGTTCACGAAGCAGGCGAGCGACTACGTCGCTGAGAAGCTCGTCGAGTTCTCGATCGCGATCCCATGGAAGGGGCGGGGGACGGCGTCGCCGGCGGCGGATGCGGATCACACGCCAGCGGCGGGGATCGTCGCGCTTTACCGATCGCTCGGCTTCTTCGGGGCGGGCTGGGGCGGCGGTATCGGCTGGATCTTCACGCCGGGTGCGGCGCTGCAGATCTCCGCGCGGCTCTGGGAGTCGGGCCTTGCGTGGAACATCAAGGACATCTTCGCGACGCGCTTGCAGGTGAAGCTCACGGGCGGCGAGATCGCCGTCGCGCAGTTCGATCTGGCGGGCGTGATCGACTCGTTCGCGGCGGCCGCGTTCCCCTCGTTCAACTACGGGAATCAGGGTTCGCTCTCGGCGCCGCCGGTGCAGAGCCTCGGCCACAACTGGGGGATCTCGGCCGCGCTGCGCGGCTTCGCGGGCGGGACGCTCACCGTCGACACCGAGAGCGAAGAGATCGAGGACGTGAACGCCGCGGGGGGCGTACGTACGCGACAGGCCGGCCGCGAGATCACCTTCGAGGGGACGATCATCGCCGACTCGGGAAGCGCCTCGTTCGAGCGCGCTGAGCTCGTGCGCACGACGGCGCCGACGGAGCTGCAGACGTTCACGCTCGGCACGCCGGCGGGATCGGTCGCGAACGCGATCCGCGTCCGCCTAATCACTCCCGAGCTGCAGGCCATGAAAGCGACGAAGCACGGGAGCGCGCTCGCGTGGCAGGCAAAGCTGCGAGCCGTCTCCGCCGTCGCGAACGGCGAGGCCGAGATCATCTACCTCTGAGGGGAGCGCGTGGCGCGGGACTTCACCGTCCGAGCGCGCATCGTCGCAGAGGACGAGGCGAGCTCGACAATCGGAAAGGTCGAGAGCCGTTTCCAGCGGTTCACGGGCTTCCTGCGCTCGAACACCGTCGTCACGTTCGGCGATCTCGCGAACGTGGTCGGCCGCGCGGTCAACTTCTTAGGCTCGTTCGTAACCAGCGCGTTCGAGAGCGAGTCGGCGATCAACCGGCTCGCGACGGCGGTCGGCGATCTCGGACCCGCGACCGCGCGCGTGAACGAAGAGCTCGTGGCGCAGGCCGAGGCGCTGCAGCGCGTGACCCGCTTCGGCGACGAGCAGATTCTCGGCGCGCAAACACTGCTCCTGAATCTCGGTGCGACGGCCGAGCAAGTGCCGAAGGCGACCGAGGCGGCCGTAGAGCTCGCGGCCGCGTTCCGCATCGACCTGAATCAGGCCGCGCAGCTCGTCGGGCGCACGCTGCAGGGCTTCGCTGATCGCCAGATCTCGCGCATGCTGCCGGCGCTGAAGGATCTCGGCGAGGAGTCGCTCAAGGCGGGCGAGGGCGTCGATCTGATCCTCTCGCGCTTCGAGGGCGCCGCCGCCGCGGACCTCGAGACGTTCTCCGGGCAGATCGCACAGCTGGGCAATGCGTTCGACGATCTGCGCGAGAAGATCGGCGGCTCGATCACCGATAACGAGGAGGCGCGCGCCTCGCTCGAGCGCATCCGCGAGATCTTCGCCGACCCGCAGTTTCTCGCGGCGATCGAAGCGGTGACGGGCTCGCTCTCGCGCTTCGTGTCCGAGC